AACAATGAACGATGTAGAAAATGTTACAGCTCAGTTTGCATCAAGCATTACAGAGAATTCTAATTTAGCAGATGTTAACAACATAACAGCGCAGTTCGCAACAAGTAAGACAGAAAATGTAGTCATGGATGATGTAAGAATAGATTACTTTGCTGCGTTACAATCTAGAGTAGAGCCATTTACTATGGCAGATGTTGTTTCCATCGCTGCACAGTTTTCTGCTAGTTTGAATGAAAACAGCAACCTAGCTGATATTAATACATCTGCTACTCAGTTTAATGTAAGCCGTACTGAAAATATCACTATGGCTGACGCAGCAAGCGTTATAGCTAACTTTGTGGCAAGTAAAGCTGAAAATGTCACAATGGCAGACATAGAGACTATTATCTCTGTATTTACATTTGCTGTTACAGAAAGCTTTAATTCAGCTGATGCTAATTCTGTGATTTCTAACTTTAATGTTTCACTCACTGAAAACTCTAATTTAGCGGATTCAGCAGCGGTAGCAGCTCAATTCCAGGCTTCTATCATAGAAACATTATCAATGTTAGACTCCCAATTCCCTCGTGGATGGTTTAAAATAAACGATGACCAAGCTGTTACCTGGTCAGCTATTAACAACACTCAGTCAACATCTTGGGCTGAGATTAATAATTTCCAACCTAGCTCATGGGTTGTAATAGACGATACTCAATAAGGACATATTATGGCATCTACGTATTCAAGCTCCCTAAAGCTCACTCTCATTGGAGATGGTGAACAGGCTGGTACCTGGGGATCAACTACCAATAACAACTGGAACTTGATAGAACAAGCCGTAACAGGTGTTGATGGTATTGATTTAACAGGCCTTACAACTTATACCCTTACTAATCTTAATGGTACTACAGATGAATCTAGAAACTTAACTTTAGTATTTATAGGCACTCCAGCTTCTACAGTCACCGTTTCAGCCCCATTACAAAATAAATTTTACATTGTAAGAAATGCTACAGGCCAAACAATTACAATGTCTGCGTCTGGTGGATCTGTATCATTATCTGTTCCATCAGGTGTAACTGCACAAATATACTGTGATGCAACCAATCAATCTGGTACAGGTACTGGATTCTATGCTGCACAAACAGGAACTGCTAGTAACTTTACAGTAAACGGTAATCTATCTGTTTTAGGCAATCAATCTAATACAGGTAACTTTTTAGCTGCTGGTGTTCTAGGTGCTTATACATCGGCTTCATTTACTGGTGGTATTAGTAACGGCTCTGGTGTAGCAGGTACTATTCTTAACGTATCTGCAGTATCAAGTGGAACAATATTTATTGGCCAAAGAATATCTGGTACTGGCATTACAGCAGGTACATTTGTAACTGGATTTAGCTCAGGCTCTGGAGGTATTGGTACTTATACAGTTAATACATCTCAATTAGTAGGTGCTGGTACAGCTATTACAGGTGCAGCTAGTGCAATTGCTACAACACCATCAGCTGGTGATAACTCAGTTAATATTGCAACCACAGCATTCGTACAATCCACTGTAGGCGTGCTTGGTACTATGTCATCTCAAAATGCTAGTGCAGTAGCAATTACTGGAGGCACAATTGCAGGTGTAGCTATCTCAGGCGCAACAATTACATCAAGTACTGTGGGTGGCCTTACTTTAGGTACAAACGGTACGGGTACTAAAACAATTTCAACAAGCACTCCAACTGGCGGTTCAGACGGAGACATTTGGTATCAGGTAAGTTAATTATGGAAAACATTAATCCATCAGAAGCAACAGAATATGAAATAGCAAGATACCTAGGAGAAGCGCCTGCAGGATTTACCGTTTCAGATCAAATAGCAGCACAAAGAATTTCTATTTGCAATCAATGTCCAGAAAAGGTTGAAACTTTAGGCGTTGATAAATGCAACTTATGTAACTGTATTATCAAATTAAAAACAAAACTAACTCACACAAAATGTCCAATAGATAAGTGGTAATATGCCAAAACTTTATGTAAAAGATAGTGGTACTTGGAAACAAGTGCAACGATTATATGTTAGACAATCAGGCACTTGGAAATCTGTTAATTATGCATTAATTAATCAGAGTGGTATAGGTAAACAATTTTATCCCGATACCATAGGACCTACAACATTTAGCACTGTAGGAAGTTTTAGCTACACAGTCCCTGCTACAGTTACGCAACTAAGTGTTAATATGATTGCTGGCGGAGGTAGTGGCGGAGGCGGAGATGACTATGGTTCTGGCGGTGGTGGTTCTGGTGGCTATTATACAAATTACATTTATGCAGTATCTCCAGGACAAGTTATTACAGGTACCGTTGGCAATGTTAATGGTAACTCTACATTTGGTATATTAACTTGTACTGCTGGTGCAAATGGTCAAAGTGGCGGAGCTAGGGCAGGGGGCGCAGGGGGAAGTCCTGGCGGAACTGCGGGATCTCCTGGTGGAAATGTAGCTTTCCCTGCTTATGCGGGTAATGGTGCAAGTTCTCCGTACGGTACAGGAGGTGCGGGAGGCGTTGGAGGTGGACCAAGTGTAACTGGTGCATCGGGTAGTCCTGGTACAGGTTATGGCTCTGGTGGTGGTGGCGGTGGTAATAATAGAGGTGGAGGTTCTGGTACACAAGGTTTTGTTACAGTTACACCTTTAAACGCTAATGTAATAACTTATTCTTCAGCAGGAACTTATACATATACAGTTCCAAGCGGAATTACATCAATCACAGCTGCCTTAACAGGCGGAGGTGGCGGTGGCGCTGCTGGTAACGATGGTGGTTATATACATTATGGATGGTCAGGTGGCGGTGGAGGATCAGGATATTTTACATCTGGCACAGTTGCTGTTACTCCAGGTGAAGCTTTAACTGTTGTTGTGGGCGTTGGAGGTAGTGGCGGTGCTGGAGGTTGTGGACCTAGTGGATCTTCTGGAGGATCAGGTGGAGCAACAACATTAAGTCGTGGAGCTACAGTATTGTTAAGTGTTAACGGTGGTAGTGGAGGTACTTCTCCTGGAGGTACAGGTGGATCAGGTGGCGCAGGTGGCACTGCAGGATCTAATGGATCTAGTACTCAAGGCACAGGTAGTGGTGGTAATGGTGGTGCATCTACTTATACCTCTGGCGGTGCTGGCGGACCTGGAGGCGGTTGTGGTAATGGTGCAGGCTCTGCTGGATCTCAAGGCTCAGGCGGAGGTGGTGGTGGCGCACAAAACGGTTCATGTTGCGGACATCCTGGCGGTGCTGGTGGCGCTGGATATGTTTTAATATCTATTTAATAGGGATGATATGAAGATTTTAATTGGAGTTTTAATTGCAATTTGTTTGCTTTGGTGCGTGCATCATGCTCACGCAGATACAACTACTATTAATAACAAAGGTATGCCAGTGCCTAGTGCTATGGCACCTAGTATGTCTGCATTCTCACAAGATGTATGTGCAGTACCAGTGAGTGCAGCAGGCAACTTAGGATTTGTATCTTTATCTGGTGGCACAGTTTTACTAGATGAGAACTGTGTCAAGATTAAATTAGCTAAAACATTAAACGATTTAGGACTTAAAGTAGCTGCTGTATCGGTGCTATGCCAAGATCCTAAAGTATGGGATGCTATGGAAATGAGTGGCTCACCTTGCCCTATGGGTGGTGCTGTAGGTTATGTAGCTAAGAAAGCTTGGTATGAAACAAATCCTGATAGATTTAAGAAGTTATATGGCCCGAATTATACTCTTCCTGCTCCTCCTAACAATAAGGAATAATGCATATGCTTGGTCATGTTCTTTCACAAATACAGCAGAAGGTTGGTATCTTGAAGGATCAATGCAGTGTAATGGTATTGACACTCAGATTGCATTGCAACAACATTATTGCACTTGGTATAGACCGAATGACCCTTATTGTAGCGTATATCAAGTCCCAGTTTGCACAGCTCAAGTTGAGTATCAAACCCTATCTTGTCCAGTTCACCAATCAGGTGCTATTAATCAAAGTAGGAATTATGATTGTACTGCACAAACTTGGACAGCTTGGACAACAACTTCTAACAATTGCACGCAAGATCCACCAACGTGTATTGAATCTAGTGAAACGAGGCAACTAACGTGTTCAGCTGGTTACGAAGGTTATATTCAGGAACAGAGAAGTTCCATATGCTCAGATCCGTATGGTTCGCCAACTTGGACCTCTTGGTCGACAATATTAGATACTTGCAAGATGACGACTACGAATATCAACAACCCAGCGAGTCCTATAAGTCCGATAAGCCCGATCAATCCAAACTCGGTGTTGTCAACCACGTCAAATACTACGATGACATCGGATATAGGCCAAGTAACACAACAGCCATTACTGGAGCCGTCAGTAAGCTTGAGCACGACCTCATCAACGCCAAGCTCAACGACAACAAACACAACGAGCTCTACACAAAGCTCAAGTAACTCAAGTATTACAGTTCAAACAACTGTTCCCAAGAGTAAAGAAATTGTGCCAGGTTTTGGCATAGTAATGAGTATGCAGCTAATTAATGCTGGATACAATATGCAACAACAACAAATGCAAGAATATATTAGTTTAGAACAGGAAAATGAATATGGACGAACTCAAGAATTTACTATCTCACTTCTCGGTGAAACAACTGTGGCTGATAGGTTCAATACTCTTAACGTTAATAGGTGGACCAATCTATTACGGAATTACCCTCTTCAACGACTTGAATGGGGCAATTGAAGAAGTTAAAAAGATGTCTAGCGTTGAGACACGTATTACAGTTTTAGAAGATAGATCTAAGTCAACTGAAAGACAATTGGTTGACGTTATGATGTCTAATAATCGTGCTTTAGAAAAGGCTAATGAAGCTTATGGTAAGGCAATTGAAGCTAATGCTATGGCTAGATCATCTCAAGATAAAATTGTAGATACAGTAACAAATGTAAAAGAAGATATGAAAGCCCTTAAAAAGGCAATGACTAACCCACTAGGAAATTAAATATGCTATCCATCCTCTCCTCGATTCTCGGCTTCGCAACTGCGGGGCTACCAAACATCCTTTCCTTTTTTCAACAAAAGGGAGATCAAAAACATGAACGTGAAATGGCTCAATTACAAAATGCTCAAGCTTTGCTTATGGCAGAAAAAGGCTTTGCATCACAAGAAAAAGTAGCAGCAATTGAATTAGAAGGTACATATGCTGAGACTTACACAAAAGAACGTGAAGCATTATATGACCATGATAAAAAATTAGTAGAAGGCGGTTCTCAAACAGTTAAAAACTGGAACGCTATGGTTAGACCTGTAGTAGCATTTATCTTTGTAGGTGAGTTAGTGCTTATTAATTTTGTATCGCTAGCATGGGCTATGTGGTCTGGTGTAGACTTTGTTGTAGCTTCACAAGAAGTATTTTCTACAGATGAAATGGCTATCGTAGCTTCTATTATTGGATTCTACTTTGGTTCAAGAACTTGGGAAAAGAAATAAGTGAATGTATCAAAAGCTGGTATCGCTCTTATCAAACACCATGAAGGCGTGCGTAATCGTCCCTACCGTTGCCCTGCAAATCTGTATACTGTGGGTGTCGGTCATCTTATCGGGGATGGTAAATCATTGCCTGAATCTTGGAACAGAACTTTTACGGAAGCTGAAATAGATGGACTTCTTAAATCAGATCTCAGACGCTTCGAGTTGGGAGTACATAAGATGCTACCTAACGTGCCTCTTCGACAACATGAATTTGACGCTATTATTAGTTTTTGCTTCAATTTGGGCCTTGGATGCTTTCAAAGATCAACACTCCGTCAGGCGCTTCTTAGGGGCGATAAAAAGGCGGCTATGGAATCGTTAGTGAAATACTGTCGTGCAGGTGGTAAAATACTACGAGGCCTACAAATTCGTAGATTAGATGAACGTGCACTCTTTGAAGGTAAATAATGCCATTACAAAAATTAACATATAGAGCTGGAATTAACCGTGAAGGAACTGACTACTCCAATGAAGGTGGTTTCTATGACGGTGATAAAGTACGTTTCCGTTCAGGCCAAGCTGAAAAGATTGGTGGCTGGGTACAAGTAGATACAGATCAATTTGAAGGTGTTGCACGATCATTATGGACATGGACTGATACCGATGGATTATCTAATTACTTATCTTTAGGTACAAATAAAAAGTACTACATATTCTATGGTGGTATTTATTATGATATTACTCCATTAGTTCAAACAGATGGAACAGCACTTCCTCCTCCAAATCAATTAGCAGCTAATCCTATTTCAACCGTTTCTGGTTCTAACGTAGTGACAATTACCGATGGTAATTATAATCCAGCGATTGGTGATTACGTTACAATTTCATCTACATCAGCTGTAGGTGGATTAACTATTAGCGGTGAATATGTAGTTCAAACGGTTCCATCAACTACTACATTTACTATACAAGCTGCATCTAATGCATCATCTACAGCATCTGGCGGTGGTACAGTTGTCTTACAATTCCAATACCCAATCGGTAATGACATTGCTACAATTGGTACAGGTTGGAGTGCTGGTCCATGGACTGGTGCTATAGCGACTACAGGTTACACATTAACTAATCCATTTGACACAACCAATCTTTCAACAACTGTAGCTGTCAATCAAACATCACATGGATTAACCACTGGTGATTGGATATATTTTAGCTCTGTACAAAATAATGTATCTGGTATTTTAAATACTATATTAGAACACGCATTCCAAGTCACTGTAGTAAATCCAAATAAATATACGATATCTACTGTGTTTGCATCACAAAGCTATCCAGCAAATGCGACAGCAACAGGACTTGGTGGTACAGTAGTTGTTAGAATACCAGT